AATCTTTGGTAAGAAGAAGGAAAAGAAAGATGAAAGTAAGTGACATATCCGTAACCCTGCTTGACCATTCAGGCAGTGACCTGTCTGTTGTCAATGCTGCACGTGTGTCATTCGCTAAGGAGAGTGCATACGAGGAGTATGATGACCTGTTTATTGGTGACATCCAACAGCAGCTGTCAGAGAAAGACCAAAAGCTCATTGCATATCTGGCTAAACACCGACACAAGAGTCCCTTCAACCATGCGTTCATGTCCTTCCGTGTCAAGGCACCTATCTTCGTAGCCCGTCAGCTGGTTAAACATGAATACCTGCCTTGGAATGAAGTGAGCCGACGGTATGTGACAGATGAGCCTGAGTTCTTCATTCCCGATGTGTGGCGTAAGGCAGCTGATAACGTGAAGCAGGGGTCTAGCGACGAGTCTGTCAAGTGGTTATATGAAAATGAACCTTACTTCCCAAACCTCACTGTTGATGATGTTGTGCAAGATGTCACCTACACTGCTTTGGAAAACTATAAGAACATGTTGAAGGTTGGTGTCTGTCCTGAGCAAGCCCGTATGGTGTTACCACAGAACATGATGACTGAGTGGATTTGGAGTGGCACTTTGTATGCGTTTGCTAAGATGTGTGTGCTTCGTTTAGACAGCCATACACAGAAGGAAACCAGACAGGTGGCTGAGGCTATTGACAATGAAGCTAAGGCTTTATATCCCACATCGTGGAAACATCTTGTTGAAGAAAGGAACGCTGTATGAAAACGTTTACGTTGACCGATGAACAAGTCACTGAAATCTTTCGTCAAGAATTGAGCAGTACTCTTGAAGGGTTGTTGCAAGATTACGACAATCGTGAAAATGGTAGTGGCTTTGCCATCTTTGATCTTGATAGAATGAAAGACTTGGAAGAAATCCAACAACACATTGATGCGTTCAAACTGGTGCTTTCGTATTACTAAACCTCCTGACAAACAAAGGAAACACAATGACATGGGCGAAGACTCACGTTAGTTGCCCCGATTGTGGTAGCTCTGACGCACGTTCTATTAACGTTGACGGTAGTAGCTACTGCTTTTCTTGCAACACACACACGCCGAGTGACGGCAACACAATCATCATCGAAGACAAACCAAAAATGAAAATTGACGCAACAATTTTTACAGACAATGACAGCGTAGCTGTGACAGATCGCCGCATTACAAAGGCATCGATGCAACGTTACGGTGTTGTTGCTGACAAACTCAACTACTACTTTCCGTACTACGACAGCGATGGTGCGTTGGTAGCGGCAAAGGTTAGACACATTGCCGACAAAGTATTCTTTAACAAAGGAGAATGGAACAAGACAACGTTGTTTGGTCAACAGCTATACACAACAGGCGGTAAATATCTCACAATCACCGAGGGTGAGTTTGATGCGGTTGCTGCCTTCCAAGCAATGGGAAGCAAGTATCCTGTCGTGTCTATTCGTAACGGTGCAGGCAACGCTCTTGCTGATTGCAAAGCCAACTACGACTGGATCAATAGCTTCGAAACCATTGTCGTTTGCTTTGACAACGATGACGCTGGTAAGAAAGCAGCACGTCAAGTTGCTGAGTTGTTTGGTAGCAAGGTGAAGGTGTTCAAGCATGACGTTGATATGAAGGATGCTTGCGACTACACTACAGCCAGTAAAGAAGCATTGTTTGTACAACGATTCTGGCAAGCAGAGTCATACGTTCCAGACGGCATCGTCAGTGGTAACACTCTGTGGGACTTGGTGTCTACGCCTCCGTCACCTGCACAGTGTATGTACCCGTGGGATGGATTGAATGATCTCACATACGGCATCAGACACGGTGAGCTTGTCACCATCACTGCTGGTAGTGGACTGGGTAAGAGTCAGTTGTTGCGTGAAATAGTATGGCATTTGCTTTGCAACACAAACGATAACATTGGTCTAATGTTTCTTGAAGAATCAATTAGAAAAACAGGTCTGTCGTTGATGAGCCTTGCCGCTAACAAACCATTGCATTTACCTGACACAGAATCAACAGAAGAAGAACGTCTCGATGCTTATGAAAAGACATTGGGTACAGGACGAATGTATCTGTTTGATCACTTCGGATCTACAAGCGTAGACAACATTGTCAATCGTGTTCGGTACATGGCAAAGGCAATGAACTGCAAGTATGTGTTTGTTGATCACATCTCCATCATTGTGTCAGCACAAGAGAACGGTGATGAACGCAAAGCCATTGACGAAATCATGACAAAACTTCGCATGATCGTGCAAGAAACTGGCATCTCTTTGTTTGCTGTGTCTCACTTGAAACGACCAGAAGGTAAAGGACACGAGGAAGGAGCAGCAACAAGTCTTGCACAGCTTCGTGGAAGCGGATCAATAGCACAGCTTAGTGACATGGTGATCGGTGCTGAACGTAATGGTCAAGCCGAAGACCTGCGTGAGCGCAACACAACCCATGTTCGTGTATTGAAGAATCGTTACAGCGGTATGACAGGACAAGCGTGTTCGTTGTTGTACACAAAAGAAACAGGACGCATGCTGGAATACATTGTGCCTGATGAAGAAGAGGTGTTGTTATGAAAGTTTATATTGGCGAATACAGAGGCCATCTGCACACTCGTAAATTAGTTTCGTTCTTGCGAGTGTTCGGGTTGTCAAGAGCAAAGACAATTGCTATCAGCGAGTTCATTGATGATAAGTTTCCGTTTATACAAACAGCTTTTAACTATATCAATAGCAAACATGAACGCAAGATAAAGATTGTCATTGACCGATGGGATACGTGGTCAGCAGACCACACGTTGGCATTGATCATCTTGCCTGTGTTGAAACAACTTCAGAAAGAAAAACACGGAGCACCAGTGGTTAGTGATGAAGACGTTCCAGAACCTCTTCGTTCTACTAGTGCACCGAAGAAAGAATACGAACACGACGTTGATGCCAATCACTTCAAGCGTTGGGACTATGTCATGGATGAAATGATATGGGCGTTTGAACAAATACTTGATGACGATTGGGCTGAACAGTTTTACACAGGTGTCAGTGATGTTGACTTTGTTTATGACATAGAAACCAACACTTACACAATGGTGCATGGTAAAAATCACACACGACATTTTGACAAAGAAGGGTACATGAAGTATGATCAGAGGATCAACAACGGGTTGATATTGTTTGGTAAATATTTCAGAGGATTGTGGGACTAATGACTGACTGGATTTACGATTTGGAAACCTATCCAAATTGTTTTACTTGCAGTGTCATCAAGGAAGACGGTACAGACGAACAAATGTTCGAGTGTTCAACACGTAAGAATGAAATTGCTAAGGTGTTCGACTTCCTCGATACACTGCACAACAACGGGGATAGGATGGTTGGATTCAACAACGTTGGATTTGACTACCCAATCCTACACGGACTGTTACAAGTAAGGGAAAAAGCACCAACAGTAAGCGGTAAAGCTGTAGCAATCAAAGCCTACAAGCTAGCACAAGAACAAATCAACAATCAAGACGGGTTCAACAAGAGCATCAGGTCTTCAGAAGAATATGTCAAACAAGTGGATCTGTATAAGATCAATCACTTCGACAACAAGGCTAGAGCCACATCGCTGAAGATGCTCGAATTCAACATGCGTTCTAACACCATTGAAGATCTGCCTTTTGCACCCGGTCATGTCTTGTCAGAAGCAGAGATGGATGTGTTGTTAAAATACAACATGCACGACGTTAAGCAGACGCTTGCGTTCTATCGTCATACGTTTCCGTCAATCAAGTTTCGTCAAGAACTGTCGCAAAAATACAACAGAGACTTTCTCAATCACAACGACACCAAGATTGGTAAGGACTACTTCATCATGGAGCTTGAACGACTGATGCCTCAGTCATGTTACAAGTACTCCAATGGTAAACGTATCATCAACCAAACTAAACGCAGTGTTATCAAGATCAAAGATTGTCTGTTCGATTATTACGACTTCAAGCGACCTGAGTTTATTGCTGTATATGAATGGTTTGCTAAGCAAAAGATCAGCGAAACAAAAGGAGTGTTCTCAGAGATACCTGAACACTTGCTCGGTGATGTTGCTAAGCATGCACAGATGTATATCAAACAACGCAAGTTTGCTCATGCTCCTAATGAAGAAGACTTGGTTGAGTTCTACAAAGAACAACCGATGGGATGGATTGAACGCAAAGAATTGAAAGCGAAGAAGAAAGGTGAGTCGCAACATTCATATTGGAAATGTTGGCGTGAAGCTGACAACCTTAACGTTGTTGTTGATGACTTTCGTTTCGACTTCGGTACTGGTGGTATACATGGTAGTTTAGAATCAACGATCATTGATAGCGATGACAAGTACATGATCATTGACGCTGACGTATCATCGATGTATCCGAACATCGCCATTGCTAATCGTGTGTATCCTGAGCATTTGTCAGAGAAGTTCTGTGACATTTACGAAGACGTTTACAATCAACGTAAGAGTTATGCTAAAGGTACAGCAGAGAACGCAATGTTGAAGCTGGCACTGAACGGTGTTTATGGTGACAGCAATAACCAATACAGCCCGTTCTATGATCCGAAGTACACAATGACAATCACCATCAACGGTCAACTCAGCCTGTGTCTATTGGCTGAGAAGCTGTTGAGGATAACAGGATTGAAGTTGATACAGGTAAACACTGACGGTATCACAGTGTTGTTACCACGCAAATACAAACGTTGGTATGACAGCATCTGTAAGTACTGGCAAGATCAAGTTGGACTAGAGCTTGAGTTTGCTGAGTACAACAGAATGTTGATAAGGGACGTGAACAATTATCTCGCTGTGTATACTAATGGTAAAGTAAAGCGTAAAGGTGTATATCAGTACGAAGGACTAGGCTGGTATCAAGATCAAGGTGCGCTGGTTATTCCTAAAGCAGCAGAAGCAAATATGTTGTATGGTAAAGACATTGAAGAGTTCGTCAAAGAACACTTGACAAACAATGTATTTGACTTTATGCTTCGTACTAAGGTGCCGCGTAACAGCAGCTTGGTATTGATTGACGACGAAGGAAACGAACGCCGTCAACAAAACATTTGTCGTTACTATGCATCGACAAACGGTGGAAAGCTTGTTAAAATAATGCCTCCACTTGTTGAAGGTGAACCTGAGAGACGTATTGGAATTGACACCGAATACAATCTCAAGACCTGCAACGATATGTCAGACTTCGGAAACGACATTGACATTACGTATTATGTTGATGCTGCAAAGAAGCTGGTAATTCAGGAAGCCACTGCCTGATTTAATTCAGTGGCAAACAAAAAGGAAATTGAAATGAGTGATGCGATTAAGCTCAAAGCCACAGTGATGTGGGCACAGTTGCATAAGATCAACGAGATGTCTGGTAAGTATCAAGTGAATCTGTGCAACTTGTCTGATGCTGCTGTGGAAGCTTTGAAGGAAATTGGTATCGAAGCATTGGAGAAAGAAGGACATGGTAAGTTTATTACTTGCAAGTCTGCTAATCCTATGAAAGCTTTCGATAACAACGGTAATGAAATCACAGAGAACATTGGTAACGGTAGCAAAGCTGTTGCTGTCATCAAACCTTACGAGTGGAAATACAAAAACAAAACAGGTATTTCTGCATCGATGGTTAAGCTTGTTGTTACAGAATTCATTCCCTATGGTGAATCTGTTGCTGTCACAGAGGAGGATGCACTGTGAACTTTCAAATCGTTTTTACATTGGAGCAAGTCAATGTGGTACTGTTGGCTCTATCTAAATTGCCTTATGAAGCTTCGG